TTTATAAATTTAGCTTTACGGATACCTTTTACACAGTCTTTTACTTCATTTGGATTTAATAATCTTAAAAAATACATCTTATTTCTTTCTGTCATAAAACAATACAATACAAGGAAAGTGTGGGATTTTTGCAGAACCCCACAAAACTGTAATAAACGTGTGTGTTACGTGCCAGTAGAAACTGTTGCCGATTCAACAGGGTTAACAGAAACGTCAACCATAACAACGTGAATACGGAAACGTCCTGCACTTTCACCACTGGAACCACCATCAATAAGAAGTGCATCAATAGTGTCAGCACTTGTTAACATACGACAGTTAGATCCAGATGCACCTACGGCAGCTTCTAGGAATGGAGAGAAACCAGCAGCAGCAGCAGTACCGTCAATAAAACAGTCTACATCACCACCAGTAAATCCAATATCCATAGTAACCTGACCATTACCAAATGCTTCTAGAACTTCTAAGCATCCTGCAACAATCATGGTATCAGCAGGTACATCAATCAATTGAATGATATCCCCACCAGTACCGCCATCGGCAGTATCCCACACAGGAGATGTTACAACGTAAGGAACAGCAGCATTAGAAGGATGCCCGACTGTACCACCGCCTGTAACAGTACGATCATAAGTAGCCATTTTTAGTCCTCCCTATTTTAGCTGTCTAGATCCATCAACCCTTTGAATACACCTTTGAAGCCAGTGCCAGAGCCACGAATAACTTTACGTCCAAATACGTGAAGACCACGTACAATGTCAGCAAAACTATTAGGGTCACGGATAACTTCCGTCTTGGCAATATGAGAAGCAGTTACTACTGCAGACATATGACCAAAGAGGATCAAAGTGTGTCCAGAGGTTGCGGAATCGTTAAAAACATACGTTGCTGCTGAACCAGTAGTACCAACACCAATTGCATTGGACTGATAGAGATCAAATCCGTGCAATTTCTGTTCTGTAACTTTGCCGTTAAGCAATGGGGATTGAGGCCCACCAGTTACAGACATGTCCATGACTTTAGAAGATGCTTGACGCAATACTTCGTAAAATCCGGGTGCTGCTACTAACCATCTATTCTCTTCAGGAACATCGTTCTTATCTAGCTCTGCAGCAGCTTGAGCTACCAAGTTGGCAACTTCGTCACCAGTGTTGGCAGATGTACTTTGCGTTGCTAGCGTTCCAGAAGGAGTAGCTGCGTTGTCAGCAATATTTTTTAGAACATTGTAGTCATAAGCCTTCTTCAAGGTGTAAGCACCAGAAGAGGTAGCTAATGACTCAAAGTTCAAGTGACTATGACGCTCTTCAATGTCATCAACCTTAAAGGCAAAGTAGTTGCCTTGGTCTACGACAAGCTGAATCTGATCATCAGCTAGAGCCTCAGTATTTACTGTGCTACCACGAGTATAAGAGTTTACCGTAATGGTAGGCTCTTTAATGATATTCACAGTATCGCCAAAGTTTTCAATCTCTCCAGCATAATCGGTATTCGTAATTGCTTCCGCTACCGATGCACGTCTAAAGAATTTGAGAACTTTCTGGCTATAGATTACAGGTACAAAGTTACCACTAGGTAGGTTTCCATAACCTGCAGAAGTCGAAAAAGCCATAGTTTTTCTCCTTTAAATCTATATTACTATTCTACAGCGTCCACGACTCGACCTTCCTTTACGGCTCTATCAATCTCTTTTTCAAGACGCTCGTACTCTCTAGGTTTTAATCGTGAAATCTCTGCAATTGTCCAAATCTTTGTGTCACTTTCAAAATCATCTAAGCTTTTTTTTGCTGTTGTTCGTGTAACAGCTTGAGCAGCTTGGTTGTTATTTGCTTGTGATCTAGATTGTGGCCTAGTGGCTTTCTTACGAGTGTTATTAGATTTACGAGGAGCACCAATATCTGCTTTAAACAGATCTATAACTCTTGCTGCCCATTTGACATCAGTATTGTTTTTAAAAATACCGTCAGAAATACTGTTAGGTTGTTCTTCAAGCCATCGTAGAAAACTTTCGTCTCCTTTAAGGGTAGAAAAATCAGGATGCACAGATAAAAGTTGTTTTTCTGCTGTTTGTACTACAGCTTCTTGTTCTTTATTTTTCAACTCTTTCAAACGTCCTTCAATATCCTTTACCCTTTCACTGGCTTGTAAAGCAGATATCGTTTCAACAACATCGTAGACATCAGGGTATTTTTCTTTGAAATCCTCTAGCTCTTCGTCAGTCTTGGGCAACTTCTGTATGCTATGTTTTTTTGCCTCTACTGCAAGTTTTGCACTAAGCATTTCTTTTTCCTGTTTCCACTCATTCAATTTATTGTCATAATGACGTTTTAGGTCATCGTAACGTTTCTTGAAATCATGTGGTTGTTTTTGTTGATCTGCCTTATTAGTACTATTCTGATTTACTAATCCTTCCCGAATAGGTGGAGTAGCCTCTTCTAAAGAGGGGTCATCTAATTCATCTGGATCAGGTTCATTTAAAGTACGCCTATACTCATTCTGATATGGGGTAGGCTCTAAGTTTTCTCCTTCGTTTTCTTCTAATTGTGCACTGTTTACATCAGCCATAATAATACCTCTCCTTTATTGGGGCTATACAATTATTTTGTATAGGTTGCCATCGGTAGGTTAACAAGCAGGGCCGAACTATTGTTCAGGTAGCTGCTTACGAAAGAAACAACGCATAGAATAATTCGTTACGTTGCTTCAATTCTTTTTTAGTGCCGTTAGCACTATAATATCTTTTGTATTGTTGTCTCATACCTTCTAAGTCATCATCACATACTGCTTTTACAAACTTAGGAAATTTCTTTAAACCACCGCCACCTAAGTTGTAAGCAAAATCTATAATCATGCATTTACCGTCATCTGAGAGACTGTCAAAATCTTGATTAAAATGATCTTTCATAACTCTTCTAGCTACTTGCGTAGCATTGTCTACATCGTCCATAAACATCTGAGTAATAGCTGTTTCCGACAAACCTTTGTTTGCCATTTCAACTTCGTCATCTAATAGTTTGTGTCCGTAACCAATTGTATCGTTACCACCTTCAGGTGATGCGTGAGGATACCAAACTTGTTCAGCTACGTGCCATCCAACTTTGTTACCGTTTTCTACTTTTTTAAGAAAGTGTAAAAAATTATCGTAGATCATCTTGTTACAAAACCTCCTGAAGCTTTTTGTAACCCTCTCATACCATAAATTTGATTTGATAGTTGTTTAGAATATTCTGTTGCAGCTTCTTCTGTAGGAAATTCTATAAAATCTTTTTTCTTTAAAGCATCTCCAAGATCAGAAGGAACTAATTTATCTCCTTGTTTACGTAATGTAGGATATAATAAAATTTTACCATTTACTTCAGAACTTTGTGTTCTAACAGTTGATATAGATCCATCTTCATTTTCTTTTATTGGTGAAGAAGGATCTAAAGCTCTTTTTACCCAATCAGGAACTTGTTGAGATGTTTTTTCTAATTCTCCACCTTCATTATAACCTGCTGGAGCACTGAAACCTTGTTGTACACGTTTACCATCTGGTGTCATCATTGCTGGTTGTTGTGCTTTTAATCTCATTTGTTCTTGTGTTGTAGGAGCTTTATCTTTTTCCAGCATCGCAGCATCTTTATCTTTGACAAAACCACCTTTCTGCATCATAGGCGGTGGTGGTGGAGTTTGTTGTTGTGGTGGTGAGGGTGGAATCATGCCTTCAGGTTGGGCAGGGGATGGTTCTTGTGGTAAAGGCGGCATAGGTTGTTCTTGTTTAGCAGGAATTTTTTGTTCCGCTTTTCTTTCTTCCTCCAATCTTTTACGTAATTGAAGACCTTCTTCTCGAATATCATCAAGGTATTTTTTACCACCACCAAAGAAAGGAACTAATATCTTAGGAATACGATATTCATAATTACTTATTTTAATAGGAACTTTATCTGTAGGGTCAATATTCGTTCCACTTAAATTTACATTATTTCGTAAAGCAAGTTGTATTGCTTCTTTAGCGTATCTATTTAAATCTTTTAAACCAACTAGCAAAACAGTCTCGTAAGGAAGAATATAGTCACCTTCTTCTGCTTCCATTGGTATATCATCAGCTACAGATTCTTCTCCACCTTCCTGTGGTGGCATAGCTTCTGGTTCATTTATAAAACCTGCTTCTGGTGGTTGCATTGGTGGCATAGGTTCTTGTGGTTGTTCTGCTTGTTGTGGAGCCATTGCCATCATATCATTTATTGCCATAATATTGTTCCTTTGTTGTATATCTTTAAATTAAGTATAACCAGCATCCCAACCGCCCATATCATCAAAACCACTCATTCCTGAATCATCATCAGTATCAGGATCTGTTCCACCACTATCTGGAGAACCGCCAGTT